AGAAATTAGCTACTTCTCCGATCGTGTACTTCATATCCCCACCCTATTAACCTTTGGCATGATTATATAGTATAGATGGTAGTTCGATGTGAATTGTTTTTATTATGTGCAAGGTATCATTATTTTCTGAGTTAGGAATATCAACAAGTGATTTACTTAAATGTCTCAATATATTCTACCGACTTTACAAAAGAGGTTGAAAGTTATAGATAAACAACAAGTATTAATCACTGTAAATCAGAGCCCTCACAAGTTCTATAAGCTGAACTTGGATGTTGTAAAAAAAATAGATGATAATCAAACGGACCCCTATCGGGGTCCTATTTGCATTTTTAGACTTATGGCAATTATTTTTGTATTAATTATTATCGAAACTGTATTATCCGTACTATGGAACACAGCTAATGTAGCCATTTCACTTGTTAGCATCATCTTAAATCATTATTTTTCCGGTATAATCTCAATCCAATATCCGTCTGGATCTTCGATAAAATATATCCCCATCCCCTCATTAACAAAGACAATGCAATCAAGCTCTTCATGAAGTTTAACAGAAGCTTCGATATCATCAGTAGTCATTGCAAGATGATACTCGAGTTCTCCTAGTTCATATGGCTCCTTGCGGTCGTGTAAGTAAGTGAGTTCCAGCTGAAAATCGGTTTTACCGTCACCAAGATAAACTAAAGTAAAGTTGTCGCCATGGTTTTCTCTAACTGGCTTTAGGCCAAGCGCCTTATCGTAAAACTCAAGGCTACGATCTAAATCTAAAACGTTGAAGTTAAAATGATTAAAAGTAAACATGTTTTCTCCTTTAAATTGAACAGAATACAAATTCAATTGTATTAGCGATTTCCTAGAGCATCTTTTAAACGAGGAATTCATTTGATACTATTTGAACTTGATTTAGTTAATTCGATTTCTATCATACTTAAATATAATTTTTCTGTATTATATCATACAATAATAGGCATCAATAATTGTCTATAAAGAATTCAGCAATATTAATGTACTAATAATATAAGCTAAGGTATCCCATTGACGTTTTGTTATATTTATTATTTAATTAAAACACCATCTTTGAAAGATGGATATACCAGGTGAGTGCTTACCCTACGCGAGGTGGTCACCTGGTTTTTATATGATAGTCTGCAACCTGCTTGCTTTATAAGCATGTATAACTCGTACATAAAACTAAAACAATCATTTAAAAGTCAATGATTCTAATCATTTTGGCGGACACGGGAACCCGTGGCTTCTCGCCCCATTATTATTACATAAAAAAGGGACGAGCCTAGCTCGTCTCTTTTTGGCGGAGGACATGGGACTACTATGGCGGATACTGTTCGACTTTCGCTTCGCTCTGTCTCACTGACCGCCTCTGTATTTGACCTGCCTTGCCTCTCCCTTCGCTTCGCTCGGCAGTCGGCTGGCTAGGTCATAATCGAACCTCACGGGAACCCGTGGCTTCTCGCCCCATCATTATTGCATAAAAAAGGAGACGAGCCTAGCTCGTCTCCTTTTGGCGGAGGACATGGGACTACTATGGCGGATACTGTTCGACTTTCGCTTCGCTCTGTCTCACTGACCGCCTCTGTATTTGACCTGCCTTGCCTCTCCCTTCGCTTCGCTCGGCAGTCGGCTGGCTAGGTCATAATCGAACCTCACGGGAACCCGTGGCTTCTCGTCCCATACTTGCTACATAAAAAAAGAGACGAGCCTAGCTCGTCTCTTTTTGGCGGAGGACATGGGAGTTTTTTATATTGATTTTAAGTAATTTTGATTGATTTAAAATGCGTAATTATCAACGTTTATAGCTATTTAATGCTATTTGCAAAAAGTCGAATTTTATATTATTCGTGTATGATTCGTGTACAGAGCAATAAAAAAAGAGAGGGAGCTACCCTCTCAATCTCGACGTCTCACGTGTACACGGTAGGGCAACACACTGCCCGCGCAATTAACATTATGGTGCCTATAGCACATTGTAATAGCAATTATAACATCATCCAACCTATAACGTCTAGCACGGCTATGTAATGCCCCTCTCTAAAGAATACGGCTATATCATTGAATATACTCATGCTATTAACCCCTTCTACAGTAGCCCAGGTGTACCCAGCCACCTGCGCCCTTGGAATAACCCCAGTCCCCGCTAACCTTGAGTATGCGGAGCGGAGTTTCGTTCTTTAAAAAGTTAACTCGCCTATACCCTGTACCTGGTCCCGACCTTACGTTAAGTCCGCCAGCTGCGTTCACGTGATACATTCCTAGAGCACGACCAGAGCTACTTACTGCAGGTGTGCTTGCTGCCGCTGATTGCGGTCTCAAGAAATCCATGCAGAGCCAACCACCCGCACCAGAGCTGTATCCAAAGTTGTTTTCAATCTTGAGCACTCGAATAGGTGTGCCTGCTGGATATGTACGTATTACAGGATAGTTCGTACCCGCACCACTTCTACAATTGAGAGGTGCGGTTACTGTGTACAGTCCCAGTCCCTTATTACTTACTTGTGGAGCTGGTGAAAGTGTTGGTGCGGAAGTTGACGGAGCTGATGCTCCATCATATGTTGGACGGAAAATCTTACGGATATTCTTGGCTGACCTCGTCCTGATTGCAACTCTACTACCGCTGGTGTTACCCTCTATGGTTGTAAAGGTTCCGTTGCCGTTATTAGCTATAAGGAATCCTATATGATCTCTTGAGCCTCGGCCGCTATTGTTACCCTCTCCACTCCAGCAGAAAATAATTACATCGCCTGGCTGTGCCTCGCTCATCTTCACCCACTTGTAATGGGAGTCCATCCAGCTTTCTGCTGCTGGCACGTATGCAGTCTTTTGAAAGTTCACTCCGCAATGCTGCAACACATATGATACGAACACATTGCACCATGCCCACGCACGATACTTCTGTGAACCATAATACCAGTCGCTAAATCTTGCAGAGCTTTCGCCTAGAAACTGCCTAGCATAATTAATTACCTGATTACCTGTTGCCATAGCTTAGCCCTCCGCATTCTCTAGCGGTGCATCTTTAGGATCTAGTTCCTCATGCAGCTCTGCGCTGCTCATTTTATTGAATTCACCGCCTACTTTTGGATTGCTTATAAACTGCTTAAATGTTTGGTGTAAGCCAGTAGAGGCTAGCCCTGTTAATCCGCCTCGCACAATAGATTCAAAATTAACGCCCAAGCAGATAACACCGCAGACAGCTCCTATGACGAATAGCACTGTTGGGATTATCTTGTTGTCTGCTGGCATGTAATTCTTCATCAGATAGCCAATGCATAGGCAAAATACTAGCACCATTGGGATGAATAATTTTGATATAACTTCTAGATTCATATTTTTCTCCTTTCGAGCAATAAAAATACCGGGATTTCCCGGCTAACTAACTTATTTATTTTTTTCTAGATCATCTAGTCGATGATTTATCACCTTGAGCCTTTCCTCAATTACAGGAATTCTCGATGCGAAGTCGTTATGCTTCTTAACCTCTTCCGTTAGCTTGTCTAACTTGTAATCGGTTAAGCAACTCGATTTGCGAATACCGTACAGCGAACCTATTCCCATCCCCAAGGCTGATACGCAAGCTACTACAATGCTTGTCCAGTCTAACAATTTAATTCCTCCTAATTCTGATGAATGTATGCATTGCGCTGTTCACCCCAGTTTTGTTGTATAAAAGTATATTCATGCCCTTTTATTACAGCGAAACAAGTAGAGCCATATTGCTGGTAATTTGCAATAGTGCACATTCCAACATATTCATTTTCTGTCATGTCTTTGCAAAACAAATATGCACCTGCAGCAGTTGCTCTTCCGTTGCAGGTGACAATTCCATCATGTGGAGCTGTCCATATTCCCGTTAAAGATAAGGTATCTTTTATATATTTCTTATCTTCAAGCCTCTTCAGCTTATTCTTAACTTCTGTCATGAACTTGTTGAGAGATATCATTATGCAACACCTCCCATCTTTATTAGTTTTGCAAAGCGCTTGAAAGCCTTGAATTTACAGCGTTTTACCCCCCCCATATAGGAGATAACAACCTTAACTTTACAATTGTTCCATTCGGCACCTGATACAAGCTCAAGATTCCCAGATCTAACAATTGTAGCTAGCCCCCACTCGATATATCCTCCGCTACCATAGTTAAGCATTGGATACGATAGAGGCAGCGTATAATTCGCGTACTGAACTGCTCCGCTAATCGAAACTATTTTGTCCACTTCGATACCGATGCTGCCTAGAGGATTTATTCCCTTCTTGACATTGAGATTCTTAGTTATAACCTTTGTCCTGATGCCAGTGTCCGCCGCATCAATACTCTTAAATTTATCCATGATGGCTGTGAGCGTGTTATTAAGACTTATCATATCTACCTCCTATACTCTTATGCTTGTTCCGAAATATGCAACTAATTCTGACTCTAACGATGTGTTATTAATGTGCACATCCGACACCCCAACCCTTGCGCCCTGAATGTCGCTCTTCAACTTTTCAATAGAATTCTGCAAACTTCCTGCAGCAGTTCCGTCAATTGCCCCTGCAAGGATTGACTGCCAACGGCCCGTAATTGCCTCTAGCCCGAAGTTCGTCGGAAATGCCGGAAGAACGAATCCACATAACTCTCTATCTGGTCTCTGGTCAAGAATTACGGCGCTCGTAATATCTGATACACCCGCACCAACATATATGTCAGCTAGAGCGAGCTCGTAGTAGTTAGGTTGCTGAACTAGATTAGGCGCTATAGGTGTTGTTGACGGCGTGCCTTCCTTCTTGTATATAAGCATGTTACGAACACTGTCGGAAAGGTCGAGCCTTACAACAATTCTGTCAATCCTCTTAAGTGACGGATGAGCTTGCGCGATGTTAATCGTCTCTTCTCTCGTGTTTCGCCCAAGAGCTCCTTCGATAACGCAACCTCCTGGCATAACTTTAACTTTCATGCCCCCAACTGCCTGTACTTGCATGTCAGACCCATCAGCTTTAACGGTGGTTACTCCGTTAGACCAAACGGCTTTAAAAACTTCCCTTATGTCACTATCTGACACAGCTCTATCGCCGTTAGGGTCTGAGTCAAAATGCGACTGTAGTGGTAATGCAATCATTTAGTTACCTCCTTAAATACTTAAAGCGACATAGTTCTGCTTGCGAGGTGTTCCCATTGCGAGCTGAACCTCTACTGCGTTCTTGCGATGAACTTCTTTAACTTCCATGATTCGAGCTGTGAACATCTGCTCTATGTCGTCAAGGACTATCGTACATATGTCGCCTAGATTGTAGTCCTGTAAGTAGTAGAACGTGTTCTGTAAAACATCTACATTAATCGTCTCTTGTTTCCAGTTATTCAGCATCTCGAGTTTTGCTTGGTTCCGCAGTTGCTCTCTAATGGTTGATTCGTTGGATACCTTAAGCTCGATGCCTGATACGTTTCCTTGAATTACCTTTTTCGGATAAAGGTCAAGGTCCCGAGGACGATTCCCTTCGTCGATATAGAACTCTCGAATTAAGCTCTTAGTGTTGCCTTGCTCATCGGTGACTAGTTCTTCTTTTGAAAAGCCGGTCTCTTCCATTGTCTGCCTCGCCTCTACAATCGAAACTACTCCGCTATCGTCGTAGATATATTCGATTTTCGAAACGTTTGCCCAGCCAACTCCAAAAATTACTTTATCCCTTAAATCTCGACCATGAAGAGGGTATACCTTGTATAAGAAGTGTGGCTCTTTTATTTTGCGTTGCCACTCCTCTATCCAGTCAACAGACTCTTTGTACGTCTCCGCGACTTCGACCGATATGCTCAATCCATACAGCAAACAAGCATCATACAGCGATGTCGCTGCGTCTGTTCCGCCTTTAAAGGAGTAGACTAGCTCCGGCATCCATTCAGCGTCGTAGTCGCCCCACACTTGACCAGGTACCGATGGCGGTATGCTGTGGTCAGTTATATGCGAGGAGTATTGCCCTAGCGCGCTAGAATTGATGTTCGCGAAAAGTCCGAACACAACAGTTGCCCCTCTTTCGTTAACATTCTCGTCGGAGTGCAACACGACTTTAGAAAGTACCTTTTCAGCAAAGAATCCTGATACAGTCACCATCGCCCCTTGTGCAGTCACCTCGTATACGGTCTTCTGGATTATGCCCGTCTCTGGTCGTCCTGTATTGCGTACGAATTTAGCGTGCTTGTTCCAGTCTTTCGCAGCGAGGTGTATGGAAAAGTCTCCGGGCTCGGTCCACTTACGATTCCACGACACCTCTATGAAATCGAGGTCTTCGAGCCGATTCATGAATTTGTCAAAGAACTGTATCATACGCCATCATACCTCCCTATATACTCTATGCTCGTCCTCAGTGCGGATGCCCCTGCCTCTGCATCGACCTTGACAACATTGTCGCCATAATCGAGTACAAACTGTCTAAAGTCGTACGGGTCGTCGCCCATACCTAATGCGAGTATTTTGTTGTTGTGTACAGCATAGGAGCGAGAAGTATCAATTGTGATTGTGTCGCCTTTCTTGAGTTCTACATTTAGAATCGCAACCTTGTCATTAACCATAACAGTGATATTCTTCGCGTAGCCCTGCGACTCAATCTCGATAATAGGCTGTGCCGGGGAAGAGCCAAGGTATTCGATAACTTTTTCGGTTGCGACCTCTTCTCTTGAAAAGTTCCGCTTCGCACCGCTTCTAAACGCATGAGGCCACGCCCACATAGGTTGACTCTTGCTAAAACTCGTCTGTTCACCCTCTACGGCGAATAAATCCGCATGTGGTGACAAGAACTTTATAGTCATGTCCGGACGTTTATAAACGTTCTTTGTCGGAATTGACTTACCAATAAGTTCGCAATCCTTCGCAATTCGAGTTACTCCGTTATAGGTGATGTATAGGTCGACTCTATAACGGTTGTTGTGGAACCCTTGAGCCTTCGCTCTAGCCTCGTGATTTTGCGCCTGTGCGGTAATAGTTATCTCCCTGGGGAGTCTTCGCCTTCCGGTGATAATTGCACCATCTCCAACACCCCTCGCTTCTTTCGAAACTTCTATATCCGCAGCATCTACCCCCGTAACGGAAGTAGTTCGCCAGTCGTCTGACTCGTAGTGAAATATTAGGCCGTCACTACGAACGGCCTTTAAAACTAAGTTATGTATCATTATTGTGCTCCTGCTAGTCCTAACTTCGCAGTCTCCCACGATACTGCTCTAGATACGTCCGCTGGTGACTTCCAAGGCTGATTGAAGTTGATAGTCTGATTAACTTCAACATTTTGGCTTGAACCTGTCGTACCGAAGATTCTCGAACGCTCGCCACTAATAGCTGAGGCTATAGGGTTAATCTCTGGGGCGTCTATCAAGAATGCATCCTGCACTAGCCCCATTTGTTCACCTATAGAGCTCAACAGTCTGCCAGTGTTCTTCACGATTCCAACATCCATACCGTCGATAAGCATCTTACCTATCCAAGTTGTGAACCTTGACGGCGAGTTAATATCGAAAACACTCTTTAATTTCGCTTTACATTTTGAGCCAAGCGAACTAATTAAGCCGAATACCTTGCCGAAACCAGCCTTTATACCGTTGATAAGCCCCTGTAGGAAGTGAACTCCGATACTATACAAGCTACCTAGCGCCCCTCTAACTCTGCCAGGAAGTGACCTTGCGCCACTAATAACTGCTGAACCAGCCCTTGCAAATCCGCTACGTATACCGCCCACAAATCCCACAAGCCAGTTGATAGCTATCGACACTAGCGACCCTATTCCACTAATAATCTTGCCAGGGAGTGATGTCGCAAAGTTCCACACCGCATTGATCACGTTCGCAGCGCCTATTATGAAACCTTCGATAAATCCCCAAATCCAATTAACTGCGACCGTAACTAGACTGCCTAGTCCTCTGCCTATTGCATTTAGAACTGAAATTGCAAGGTTGCCAACAGCCGAGAGAATTATCGGTATGCACTTTACAATTCCGCTTACAACAGCAATTGCAATCTGCGGAAGTGCTGTAATAATAGCAAGAGCTAGCTTTCCCATACCGACGATAAAAGTCTTAAGGAAACCCAAGGCAATGCCTTCGCCACCCTTTGCACCTGCCTGCTCTCCTCCTTGCTTTGCGCCTTCACCCGAACGGGTAAACAACTCGAGGAGTACTTTAGGTATAGCGGTTATGATCGCTTGTAGCGCCTTTGGTAATCCTGTTGCGATTGCTTGCGCAAGTTGGCCGACTTTTTGGAATAGATACGTTCCGAGATTGTTCGCGAGCTGTCCGATTGTTGATAGTGCGGATGGGAGCGCTTTCCATATAGCCTTAGCCACCGTTGGCAAGACATCGAATAAAACCGTCTTAATTCCTTCTACGGCGACTTTAAAGCCTGCGCCTATACCTTTTATCAATTCTGGTATTTTCGCCTTAAACGCGGCTATTTTTGAATGAATCAGAGCAACAACCTTATCAACTCCACCTATCTTGTTTACCCACACACCGAGCGCCGTTATAGCCGCACCAACAGCGACTACAATTCCCGCTGGTGTAGCCATGAACGCAGCAATTGACTTACCTGCCGAACCAAGCACACTTGAGAGCTTGCCGACTGCCGACTGCATCCCTATAGGGATGTTGAGTAGTTTGGTTCCTAGTCCTGGTATAATCTTATCTACCCCAACACCTAGGTTTAGCCACAAAGAATTGTGGAATGCGCTGAAAAATTTCATTGCGCTACCCATTGAACTCCTTATAGCCTCATTGAATACAGCCCACTTTTGCGCCGCATAAAACGTCACCATCGCCGCAGTAAGTGTTGTTACTGCGGTCGTTACCGCTCCGATTAGTTTCGGGTATTTATTTAGTTTAGATGCGACCGCACCCAGGTGAGGTACGATACGCGTTAGCAGATTATACAGTGGTTTAACCGCATTACCTGCCAAAATTTCGAGGTTGCCCTTTAGTGCATCAACTTGTGCTGCAAAGGTCTTGCTTCCCTCTTTCATACCATTAAAGAACTGTCCGCCTTTAGATGTAGCGTGCTCAATTGCTGCTTGCACGTCCTGGAAACTGATTTTTCCTTGTGCCATTTGGTCTTTTAACTCTTGGTATGTGCCTCGACCCATTTTGGATAGTTCCTTTAACGGGTTAAATCCCGCATTGATGAACTGTAATAGGTCCTGCCCCATCAGCTTTCCTTGTGACGAAACTTGTCCGAATACAAGTCCGAGTTGCTGGAACTTCTCTTTATTTCCAAGAGAAATGTCACCTAATCGTCTTAAGTGACCACTAACACTCTTAGAGTTAACACCGAACGCTAGTAGCTGTTGCGATGCAGCTGCTAAATCAGTTGTCCTAAAGGGCGTTTTCATAGCTAGCTTTCGCAGTTCTGCCACGTGTTTATTTGCTTTAGTGGCACTACCTAGTAGCACCTTGAACTTACTCTGAAAGTCCTGCATCTGTGAATTATATGCAATCCCCATCTTCGCTAGTCCGACAGCGTGCTTTGCTACTACAAAGCCCATACCTGCGGTGAACAGTTTCTTAACGGTAGACATGCCAGTGCTGACACCTTCGCTCTCCACTTTGGTGTCAAATATAAGTGTACCGTCTGCCATTATTTGAATACCTCATCAAATTTCTTTCCTGCTACCTCTTGCTCCTCAGTTAGCTTTCCAGGGAGCGCGAATTTATCACGTAGTTTTTTGTAGTCGGGATCATCTCCGTCGTATGCTCTTATCTCAATAACCTTGGATAGAGCCGTATTGGGTGGCAATCCGTCTAAGAGCGCCTTGAACTTGTACCAATGGAGCTCATCTGACTCTAAATCGTATAAATCTATGTTGTATGCCTGCTTAAATGCAGCATAAATTAGGTTTTCGTCGATTTTAAAGTCTAAAACATTGACACTGTTCTCGCTTTGCTCAACTTCTTTGCCACAGTGATAAAATTCAACAATCTTCTCTATTGCACTTTGAGAGAAATACCGCATAAATGACGGATTTTTGCCTAAAAAAAGCACGGATAAGTCCTCTAGCTCGGGTAATGCGAGCCAAAATCGGAAATCTGTGCGTATAGGGTACTCAACATCGTCAATTATCAGCGATTTAGGTAGCCTTCTAAATGGTAACTGCATTATTTTAATTCAGATAGGTTTGCAACATTGCGCAAGAGCTCGTTTGCAGCTGTAAATGCTGGCCTATCCATCTCTGCAGCCTCTTTTCTCATCATGTACTCCGTTAACGGAGCCATGTATACGTCGTCAATCTCCTTTACAGCAATAGCAGACTCTACAACGGAAATCTGTTCCGAATCTGCTGTGCCGAACACACCCTTGATGCCTTCTCGTCCAATTGTCGCCTCTAGTACCTTCATTGCGCTGTTGTGAACTTTTACATCACCTTCACCGAATGTTGCGTTGAAGTCATCGAACAGCTTTGCAATCTTCGGAGTTCTCTTTGGCAGTTCGAATTCCTTATCGTTTAGAATAATTTCCATTGTTATATCTCCTTTGCGTAAATAAAAACGGAGGGAATGTTACATCCCTCCTAAAAAGTGTATTAATTTAGTGATAACTTATGCGCCAGCTGCTTTGAACTTAGGCTTTCCGCCCTCTTCTGTAACAGTACCTTTAATGACTGTACCTCTGAGCTGTAGGTCGAACTCAATCTTGCCATCTACCGCATCCAGAGTCTTTACTACTACAGTTGCTGGAACGTTCCAAGCCTTCCATGTACCTGTCTTTGCAGCATCCTCATCGAACTTGTACACGAGCAGAAGGTCTACAACTGCCTCGCCTCCTGTCTTGAGGTTGTATGCCAGGTCCCAAACAAGGGCAAAATCTGGCTCCTCTCTGTACATCGTGAGAGGAAGTCCGCTAATCTCTGGCTTGTACTTGTCAAGCTCGATTGTTGGATTCTCGTCAGCAATGTAGTCGTACTCCTGTGTACTTGCACCAAACTCTAACTTGAGCTCAGTTGCCTTCTTAATTCTTGTGTAGTCAGTCGCGCCCTTGCCTTTTAAAAACAGTGCGACTTCGTACTTTTTAACCTTGCCTTCACCTTTCATTAATTCTTTCCTTTCTTGTGATAAGTGATCCCGATTGATATTTGATAAACTGAATCATCATTCTCAATGTCAATCAAATAATAGCCGTTTGCTATGAAAACGCCCTCGATACCTTCTACATCTGGTAGGTTGCCTATGCGGTCTTGCTCCTCTATCCAATCCTCTAAGGTGGCCATAAGGTTGTTAGACCACTTCCTATCGTGTTCAAGCTGTGCGTCTTTGCGGAGTAAAAAATAATAGTACTCATTAACCACCTTGGAGCCGTCTACAAATTCGGTGACATCCCTCTGCGCTTGCTTGTAAACTCCAGCGCGGTCAGCTCCCTCTTCAAGTCGGTCAGTATCTATGTCCTGTACGTGGAAGAAGCCACACCCACTTAACCATGTCTTAATTTTCTCGCTTTTTGTCACCATTTGCTACTTCTCCTTTGCGCCAGCGACTTGCGCTGCCACTTTTAGTAATTTGTTTCGTCCGCCTTCCCTCTTCATTCGCTCGAACCAGTAGTTACCCCTTTTTGGCGCACCCTTAAAATGAGCCGGGCGATAATACCAACGCCGAGCATACGGAGTCCTATACACGACTCTTCCGGAACCAATTTTTGTGTGAATTGTTCCAGAACGCACCAGTGCGCCAGAGTCATGCGGTACGTATGGTTCGCAGAGCCTTAAGACCTCTTGGTCGACAGCTCTTTGAACCCTCCCACTTGACTCAAGCCCTCTTTTACGGAGTATCTCTGCTATAGGTCGCATCTCGACTCTTGCGTCTTTGATTTTGAACCCCATTATGATGTAAACCTCCAATGTTTGAGCCTATCTCGGCGCGAGTTGTCGGTAAACGTGCGAATTGTGAAAAAAGCGTAGTTCTTCTTGATGTTTTCAAACTCGCGATTTGACACGTTAATCATAGGGCACTCTCCAAGGACGATGATGTCTTTTCCTTTAGTGTCGAAAAACAACCTATTTTTCATGTCACCATTTATGGGGATAGTAACCGAAATTTCTTTAGTCTTAAATACTTTACCGCTACTATCTGTAGTGCGAACTATCTTCTCTCTCCACTGACAACCCTTTATAACAAAGCGCTCCCAATAATGGTCGTCATCGCTTGTAGGATACGAACTATACATTGTTATCGTGTCTGTGAAGTTCATTACATGCACCCCGTCAATCCTGTACCAGATAAAGCTTGTCGTACTGCTCGTTCTAGTCCGCTCTGCCACTCCGTCTCACTGACATAGTGCTCGGAGTACCCATCATTAGATACGATAGATACTCCCGATACACTTGCCCTTGAATGTAGTTCATGTATAACTAGAGCGATTACCCCCTTGACTCTATCATAACGATAATCTTCCGGATGATCCTCGCTAACCTCTTCAATTCGGCCACTAGTAATACCGTTCAGTATCACTTTCGCCCTGTTATAGAGTCTGTTAACATCCACGTCTTCGTCGTTATAATAAGTCTGGTATTCCTCTGTCATCATTGATAGCATGTTAACTACTTCTTTCCGCCTTTTTCTGGCTCTTTCTCTTCGACCTCTTCGATTGGCTCTTCTTCTACGACAACTTCGTCTGTCGCCTCATCGAACTCAAGTCCTATAACTCTGCTCATGATTTACCTCCTATGCTACTTGCAAGCTCCAGCGATGCCGTTAGCCTTGTTAACATACACGTCTGCGATACCAACTTCGCGGAAGTTGAACTGCCAACCGTCTGCATCCTTGTTATCCTCTGGAGCGATTGCCTTGTTAACGTTTCTCTTCTGGTACTGGATAACCGCAGAAGGCTCAACGATTAGGAAGTCAAGCGACTTGCCTGTAGTAGCCTTCTTGTATCCACCCTTCTCTTGTCCGCTTGTCTTTCCATCGTTTACCTCGATAGCAGTGAAGAATCTGCTTGCTGGAACCTTCTGAACGAGAGCGAACTGCTGTAGAATTTCTTTTGACTTAGTTGTGTCAAGGTCTCTAATCATACCGTACACTGTTGGTGATACGAACAGGATTCTTCCGTCCTCTGGGACCTCGTTGTCTGTCATCGTGTCGTACGCCTTAGCAATCGCCTTGATAGCGGAAGCGCCATCTGTAATAGCGCTAGTTGCGATATTAGCGCCTGCCTTCTTGCAGTAGTTTGCGAATCTAAATGCGTCTAGCTCTGGGATTACCTTGGTTCTCTCAAATTCGGATGATAGTCTTCCGAACGCAACTCCTGCTGTTGATGCGTCGTCTTCTGCATCTACGAGGAACTTACGACCTCTATCGAAGTTGCACTTAACTGTCTCATTTGTAAGCTCTACACTTCCCATAGTGTATCCTGCGGAACGATCGTAGTCTGCAAGCCCATCCATGTCAATCTTCGGAATTACAAGCTCGTCTGCATTTGCACCCTGCTGTGCTAGCTCTGGAGCACCGTCGAGCACGGATGTAACCGAACTGGTCTTGTAAACTTCATCTAGTAGGTCAACGTACATTTTGAATTTTGAAATCTGATTTGCCATTGTTTAGTTTTCCTTTCCTGTTGGTTTGAGTCCCATAACAGCCCTTGCAGTTGCCATAGCTGCGTCATTTCCGTCCGTGCCTGTATCAGTTCTGCCCGACGAGTCTATTCTTGCACCAGACGGCTTTGCGTCTGATCCGAACAAGAAGGATGTATCTTCCGATTCTTTCAGCGCCTTAATTGCTGCATCGATGTCATTAGTCCTATCCTTGCTCGCCTTTAGCTCATCAAGTTTTAACTCAGCTCTGATACTTGCAGTTCTGCGACCGCCTGCCTTGGTAATCGCATCATCTAGGAGCTTGTCAAACTCTGCGCCCTCTAGTTTGCTCTGCATTTCCTCGATTGCCTTCTGGTGTGCTGCATCCTTCTCCTGTGCTGCACTTGTTAGCTCGGCAATCTGTTTCTGTAGCGATTCCTTGTCGCCAGCAGATGCCTTTAGGTCAGCAATTGACTTGCTCTGTTCGTCAAAGTCAGCCTTTACCTTGTCGTACTGTTCTGCCTTTTCTCTTAACGGATTAACCTCCGCATGGTGTGCGTTTAGTAGCTTGGTAATCTGGTCTTCGTCTGTGATGCCTAGCTGTTTGATTGAGTCTCTTGTTAATGCCATTGTGATTTATCCTTTCTTTTAACGTCCAAACAACCCCTTATGTTCAGACCAACCTCTTTCAGACCTCACCTTTAACGCCGCAGTCCAAGGGCAATAAAAAAGCACCGCTTACTTGCGATGCTAATTAACGTATTTAGTTATAATAAAAGACCCGGGGCCCGAAGGTCACCCGAGTACGTTCCGTATTATGCTATTTCAATGCTCTTCACTTCATCCACAGGGACCACAATATACGCCCCGTCAATAAATAGCTCCAGTTCATCTTTTCCTGATTCTGTATCATAATCTGGAGCAACGGAGTCAAGCTCACCTGCGACTCCTCTGCCATCAGTAAGCATAACCAAAACCTTTTTATCTATATATCTCTCAAAATCTTTTGCTATCATATTGTATACCTTTGTTTCTTTTTCATATAATCTGGGACTATATGAACACCTTTTTTAGAATAATGAATCTTAAAGACACTCGTTTCTTGAGTTTCACCATTAAGATTATTTATTACAAAGCCTATGATTTCATTATTCGTGACAACTATCTCTGTATGAGTCCAATTGCCGTGACTGTCATAAAGGTTTAGCCCTTTTCCCGCATATTCCTCCACAAGTTTTTTCACTTTCTCATTTGAAATTGTGAGATATGATGGCGGATATGCTTTTGTTTCTGACAAGTTTTTATACGAATTTGTGCCAACGACATGCTTATCTTGTGCCGGAGCAACTTTTGTTAAATCGTAATTTAACAAATCTTCCTTTTGCCCTAAATGGATAATGTCCTTAACCGATTTAATTATATCATTACCCGAATTAGTTTTCAATTCAGATTGATTTTTCAATATATATTTTCTAAGTTGTGAATCAGTGTTGCCGCCCGTCAGTGCTTTTGCACGACGGATACCTTCATCATAGCTTATTCCGACTTGTTTACGAGCATATATGTCGCTTGCATAGTGTTCTAATTCTTTTCTGCTCAAACGCTTGATTAAATCTTTGTCAAATTTCTTTGATGCACCTTTCGATACCGAACCCACTCCAGTCGAAGTCTTAATATACTCAAAATCTCGCTTATACCCCTTTATATAGAGTCGTTCGAGGTTCTGCTTTAGTCCTGCCTTGTCGCAAAACCTTGCGTACCGATGTTCTTTTGCCTTAATAGCCGCTAGTCTTGTTTCGTCTCCGCCTATATACTGCCGCTTTAATTCTCGTAGTTCTCTCTCGAGTCGCCTCTGCACCTGCGTTGCTTGGTAATATGTATAGGTTCGACCATCAACCGTTACAGGCTCTGGGTCCTTTACGACTGGATTCGGTTCAGAAATACCCTCAAGGAATGGATAGAATGTATGTCGGCAGTTATAACCACACAATCCTAATGGATCATCTGGATAGCCTGTAGCGTCTGACAGCTTCTCTATCTTGTAACCGAGTCGCTTCTCTTCTTCCGGGTGTCGTCTACCACTGATACTATAAACCTTACCTTGCCAATCTACGTGACTAGCGTGACCTATACCTTCACGGGCTCCTGCGTGTGACGAAACCTCTACAAGGTCAGTGCCGAGCTCTTCGGCGTTGCTCATTGATATTTCAGCCGCCATTTGACCGAGTGTAGTTCTAACCGCAAGGGCAGCAGCTACGTCTATACCCCTAGAGATACCAGAACCGAAGTCAACGTGTCTAATTCCGCTCTTCTCTAGGTCAGATACGACCTTTTCTATCGCCTGTCCGCTTGAGAAGCCGCCCGAGGCTACGTTCATTACCGTGCTATCCATTGCGTGGCTAAACGCTTTATCTAGCCTTATAGGTGCTCCGATAAACTTAAACCCCGTAGAGTGTGTAAGGTTCTTCAGTTCGTGAGCCAGTCTCTTCGTTGCGGTTCGACCTATCTCTACGAGCTCTGGACTCTCTGCTAGATGTCTGCCTCTTGACTTCCAGAAGGCTAAATCGTCGTTAAACGCCATTGTACCAGCTCGGCTTACAATATCATCACCACGCTCTTTTGCGACCGCTACAAGCTGTTTTATGCGGTCTCTGACAGTCCTCTTGTACTCGAGTGTGTTCTTCGCAATCATAGCTTGATACGCCTTGTCTGCTTTGAGCTCTCGCATGACCTTGTTCCGAATCTCCATAGGCTTATATCCCATAGCCTCAAGAGTCTTTGCTTGTAGCTCTGCGGTTTCAGTCCAACGCGACTCCTTGCGAACTCTACGAGCAATATCTTGAATTATATCTTGTTCGAGTTCCTGGAACAGCGGTATCATTTCTGCAGATAGTTGCTCCTTCTGTCTATCCGATAGCATATCGAATTACTCCTCTATAGGTTCAGTTGGGTCCGCCTCTGCTCCGCCTTCGTTGTACCACGAAAGAGCCTCTTCATCAGACAAGTTATATTTTTCTTTAATATAGTTAATAACGAGCTTTGGCAGTCCAAATGTCTGCGCATCTTGACGCATCGCTTCAAGTTCGCTCTGCCTGTCGATTATAAAGCTGTCGTCATAACCAATGTTGACTTGTGAATCGAGTGCGTACTGCGTCTTATTAAATGCATTTGAGAACCACAGCAGAGCCTTGATTATCCCCTCTATGTAGTCGGTCAAATTCTGCCTCTGTTTGTTCAGCTCTTGCATAGAGTCTTGTTTAGTTCCGATGTATTCCGTTGCGGTCTTTATCTGCCCATTCTCAAAACTATACTTACGTGAGCCGTACCCGAACTTTAGCGACAGCAAGGAGAGAACAAGCTCAAAGGAGCGAGTGATCTCGTCTACTCTAATCTCCGGATTAATTTCCTGTATCAGCGAGCCTTCCTCTGGAAGAGCTTGCCCCATAGACACGAATAGCTTCTTATGTTGCTTGTTCGGTGTTATTGGCTTTCCCGTTTCGTCAAATTTGCAAAGGGCTTCGTTGTACAGAATCATCTTGTCAGATTTATCAAGATCACCAAAAAGCACGTTGAAAACTAAGTCGACCGCCTTCAGCTCCGATATAGCTCCGTACAATTTTGGAAGTCCGTAGCCTTGCATATCAGTGAGATTATTAACAGCTGCGGTTGTCAGCACCGCAAACGGCTTAATCTCACCCAGTAAAACTTCGATGTGCTTATCAACTAACTCTTTACCGTTGTGGTCAAGCACCACAGTCGTTGCCCTATATTCGTTATTAACAAGTTCGAAAAGTACGATAGTCGTTTGGGTCTTGCCGTTAAGCGTGTCCTCCGACGCGAAGGCGCATTCGGTGATAATTCCCTTCTCGACGTTTAACGGGAATATACCCTTAGGAGGAACATATACAATCTCGACTTCTCCACCCTGTAACTCTTGTGTGTCTAGTACATCAGCACCAACAACTCGAACATACGCCGCAACAGTCCCTTCCGCTGCGATTAGCTCTAGCTGCCTTCTGATGTTCTTCTGGAAATTCTCGGCCTTTAGAACATCTTTAATGTAATCGTTACTTGGCTTGTCCTCGATTGTCAGGTCGACCACCTCACATAAATTTGCATCGTCTTCACAGACCCTTTTTGCAAAACCAGTTCGAGCCACCTCGTACTTCTCGCCGTTAACAGTGCATCGGTCGTGGAACCCCTCTATCGGCTCAGTCCTATACCAACTGTCGCAGAGGTCAATTAGCTCTAGAGCTTTTTTATTCGTCCTGTATCCTCTCTCGTTAAGGAACTCAATAATATGCGTTCTCACTTACGTCCTCCTATAGGGTGAAAATAATTTATGAAGTAACTCCATGAATAGAAGTCAGCATCGTATGTATCTACGTCCGTTGAGAAGTCATCAAGTAACTTCTCATCTTTGCTTTTGCTGTCGTACACCATTTCACTAATTGAATCTGCGATCGGTTCGCAGAAGTCCTTTACCCCTCTCGTGTCAAGCGAATGACACAAAATATATTGTCTATTTTTAGACAACAAAAGAGAGTGATTTCTCACTCCCTCATGCGTCTATTTCCATATGATTTTCTGAACGATGCTTCCCTCACATAGAACAGAGTCGATGTACTTTTCCATTAACTCCCTTGTAAGCTCGTTGTCTTTGACAACTTCAACTTGTTTGGAAAGTTCATCTATTCTTTCCGATAGGCTTTCAAGTTCTTTGTCGATGCTCTTTTTACTTTCTATGAATTTGAGCTTTGTCATCTTACCGAGTTTGTATTTTTCAAAGTCTGAAGTCTTTTTAGCTTCGAGTCTTGCGACTTGTTTTTCCAAATCTTTAATGCTTGTCTTATCCTTTTGCTCGGATTTAACATCGCCATATTTTTCTTTGATAAGAGCTAAAACCTGTTCTTCAAGCTTCTCAGCTCTTGAGTTCTTATGTTCCACATTGTTGCATTTACAAATTCTGCAATGAAAATACTTGTGTACTCTTACGCTCCCATCAAGTCTTGGTCTTTTTGACTGAACAAATCCCAAGACGTGATTACAAGTAGGGCATTTAGCAAAGCCTTGAAGTGGTGAATGCTGTCTCCAGGGATAATCGGTGTTCTTACCTTTAATAAAGCGTCTGCTTTCTTTTATGGCTTGAACCTTATCAAATTCTTCCTGAGAGATAATCGCTTCATGGTGGTTATACACCCTGCCCCATTCTTCCTTTGGATGAAATTTGAAGCTTCCAGGTGTCAGCACTGATTTTTCTTGCATATTGAAGACATAAGTGCCTGTGTAGTTTTCATTTGAGAGCATATCCGTTACAGTTCCGTTTGTCCAAGTAGGATTTTTTCTGTTTTCAGAAGATACGATGTTATACTCGTAGTCCATATTGGTAAGCTCTTTTTTACGCTCATTCGGTGTTGGGATATTCTCCGCATTCATTACGGCTGCAATCTTTCTGGTAGCCATTCCGCTTAAAGCTAAGTCGAATACTTTTCTGACTATCCAAGCCGTTTTTTCATCAATGATGATATTATGCTTATCAGCCGGATCTTTCATATAACCAAGTGGCGGACTCCAGGCAAGGAATTTCCCTTGCTTTTTAAGTTCCGTTGAAACCGACTTAATCTTCTGCGAAATATCCTTTGTATAGAAGTCATAAAGCAGCCCCTTGAACTGAATATCAAGGTCTGTTCCATTTCCTTTTTCTTTGGCACTGTCATAGCCGTCATTTATGGCTATAAATCTGATACCAAGAAACGGGAAGATATTTTCAAGGTAATCGCCAAGAGCAATATAATCTCTCATAAATCTCGATAGGTCTTTTACGATGATTGCGTTAATCTTTCCGGACTTTACTTCCTCAAGCATTCTTTGAAAAGAAGGACGCTTTTCGTTTGTTCCGGTATAGCCGTCATCAATATATTCTTCCCTTTGAAAAGGCTTAAACTCTTCATTTCTATTGAGATAGTCATTCAGATATTGCCTTTGATTGATGATACTCTCGCTTTCGTCTTTCTTCATCTGATCTTCTACGGAAAGTCTGATATAAAGGGCTATCTTACTCACTTTCTATACCTCCCATCAGCATATCCATATTAAATTTGAAAACCACCTTGAAGTTGTGATTGTCATAAACGATTATCTTTTCTACAAGGCTGTGAATTAAATCGCCTGAAATCTTTTCAATTCCCTTTGCTGAAAATACATCTCTTATCCATTTAAGTGATTTTCTCTTTTCCTTTTCAATCTCTTTTGACTTGTTTTCAAGAGCTATTACTTCATTGTTAATCGTAGCTATATGGCTTAAAGCAATTTCTCTTTTCAGTGAATAAAGCTCCCTTTCAATCTTTCCAAGGCTATATTCCTCATACGCCTTTTGAATGAGCAGATCTTCTTTCAGCACCTTATCTTTCAGCTTATCAATATCTTTTATGGCAAGGGATAGTCCCTCATCAAACCTCAAAGACACTCTTTCAATAAACTTTTTCTTACTTGTAGCTTTGGTAATAAACTCGGATACCTTATCCGATATTGCCTTATCTAAATCCTTTTCCATGACAAAGACACTTTTTTCTTTTTCAAGTGTTCCCGTAGATGTGTCATTTTGAAAAGAATAGTAAAGCCTGTCCTGATTTTTACCATATATTCTTGTTCTTCTGAAAAGCTCTTTGCCTGTGTTATCGTTGAAAACCAAGCCCTTATATCTATTCTCGTAATCTCTTTCAAAGTCGTGCATTTTAGCAGCGAAAGGATGATTTTCAAGTCTTTGTTTTCTACCCTCAAGCACTTTTTCAAAATCTTCTTTTGAGATAATAGGCTCGTGAGCATTTTCAAATATTATCTGCTCGTTTTCCTCTACGAAATGCTGTTTTACACCCTTTGCAAGATTTTGCTGCCTTCTCCCCTGCACCAATGTGCCGGTATAGGCTCTATTTGTGAGGATTTTAGAAATAGTAGACTTATGCCACTGTGGTTCTCCCTCAAGCCTGTAAACTCTTCCGGTCTTGTAGTAAACCATCCCTGTGGCATAGCCTTTTTTATTAAGGTATTTTGCAACTTCATATTGGCTTTTTCCCTCAAGCGTTAAACGAAACATCTCTTCTACTATAAAGCGAACTTTTTCATCTACCTCTAATTTCTGTCCCTCTTTCAGCTTTACAACCTTATATCCATAAGGCGGAACAGTGCCGATAAAATATCCGTTTTTTGCCCTGTTATGCTTACTTGTTTTTATCTTGACGGAAATATCTTTGGCATACATATCGTTGACGATATTTTTAAGCGTTACCTCAAATGACTTTTTAGAGTCCAAGTCCTTTACGGTATCCACCTTGTCATTAATCGAGATAAATCTAACACCTAAAAACGGAAATACTTTATCAATCAGTCTTCCCATTTCAAGATAATCTCTGCCAAGTCTTGATAAGTCTCTTATGATAATGCAGTTTATCTTTCTATCCTTAATATCCTGCATCATCTCCTGAAACTGAGGTCTTTCAAAATTTGTTCCGCTGTATTCGTAATCCGTGTATGTGTTTAATACCTTAATGTTTTCTTTCAAGGCATATTCTTTACAGCAAAGCACCTGCGTTTCAATGGAAGAAGATTTCTCTCTCCATTCTTCTTTTCTTTCAGATGACAGCCTTGTGTAAATACCTGCTTTATAGAATATCTTTTCAGTGCTATTCTCAGCTTTTTGAACATATCTTTTGGAAGTTCTTGCCATCAGCAAACACCTCCCACTGCAAGTTTGGGCATATTCATTTCTAAGGTTTCACCATAAGCTCTGCCTATGGTAAATACTCTCACCTTATTTTCATCTGAAGCCTTACAATCGCATTTTTCACTGTCCAAAATCGCCTGCATTAGATTTACCGTCTCCATATTATTGAAGACAAAGTTTATGGCATTATCTTCGCCAATCTCTATGCAGTCAATGAAAGATACTAAGGATAATCTATTCAGCGTACCCTCTTCTACATCAGGAATAATATCGGAAACAAAACTACCCTTATCTTTAATTTTTTCTGTTAACTCTTCTATCGTTTTTTGTTTTGTAATAATCTGTTTCTCAATCTCTCTAATCTTTAGAAGATAGTTTTTTCTAAATCTCTCAAACTCTTCTGTGGTAATAAGCTCTTCTTCCAGGTCCATATAAAGAGAGCCTCTAAGCCTTTCAAACTTTTTCTTTTCCGCATTTAAGGAGTCGAAATCAGCCTTGATTGTGAGCTTAGAAATATCAATCTTACTTACCTTTTTAAGAAGCTCATTATATTTTGAAAGATAATCATTAAGAGCATGAATGGTAGCACCTATTACATAATCTTCTTTAACGCTATGCCTTGTGCATTCGCCCTTGATGTTATATTCGGAGCATATATAAAAGATGTTGTAGCCGTCTTTTGACTTGACCTTTCGTCTAATCATCGGGCTGCCGCAATCTTTACAGTAAAGCATTCCAGATAGAATACTCGGATTTTCTTTTGAAGCTTTTACATCTCGAAGCAACATTTTATTTGCCAGTACAAATACGGATTTGGAAACAATGCTTTCGTGAGCATTTTCTATTGTGATCCAATCATCCTTTGCTACATCGACTTCTCTTTTGGATTTGTAATTGAGCTTTGCCGTCTTACCTTGTTCTAAAACGCCAATATATACCTTATTGGTGATGATCCTGTTGACCATCTTGGCATCCCACTTGGCATCTTTTACGATAAAGCCCGTGTTAAAGTTATCGCCTTTATTCTCCTTGTGCCTGGACGGTGTAACCGTACCTATGCTGTTTAGAAAATCAGCGATTGCCTTTGAGGAATATCCCTCAATTTTCATATCAAAAATACGGCTGACAATATGAGAAACCTCCGTGTCAACCACAAGCTTATGCTTATTCTTACTGTCTTTCTTATAACCGAATGGAGCGAAAGAACCGATAAATTCTCCGTTTTTCCTTTTGACTTCCTTAGATGATTTTACTTTCATAGAAATATCACGGCAGTAACTGTCGTTGATAAAGTTTCTAATAGGAAGTATCAAGTGTGTATCACTCACATCAGCGTTGTCGCTGTCGTAATTATCATTTACGGAAATAAAGCGTATGCCTTTTTCGGGAAATATCTTTTGTAAGTATTTGCCGGACTCGATATAATCTCTGCCGAAACGGGATAAGTCTTTTACGATGATTATCCTAAACTTGCCCGCGTTTAAGTCTTCAATCATATTCTTGAAGTTCGGTCTGTCAAAATTAGAACCGCTAAAGCCGTCATCTACATACTCATTCGATATGGTAATGCCGTTTTCTTTAGCGTAAGACTTGATGATTTGTCTTTGATTTGAAATAGAATTGCTTTCTGAAGAATCTCCGTCCTCTCTTGAAAGACGAAGATACATACAAGCGATATTATTGTTCATAAGAACCCTCCTAAAATTTTATTTTGGCAAATAGTCATTTAGGAAGATTGCTTCTACCGCTTATATTGTACCGCACCCAGATTTTTATGTCAGCCCTATAGTTTTATGACCGACCTTAAAAGGTGCATTTCAATAATATCCAGCAAATCAAGCTTTTCGCTCTTGCTGCTTGAGTAGGTTACCTTCTTCTCATATTTTTTCTCTATTTGCTTTTTATCTTCATTTTTCTTGTTTTCATTTTTCATGATCATAACCTCGCATTTTATCAAATATAAGTTTTATGACATTGGTAGGTGCATTGGCTGCTACATAGGAATCTCACCTCCGCCCCCTATTCCAGACGAGGCAGCTTAAACTATTGAAGTATCATTATCACCACTTACATCATCGAAATAAGTTGCCACACTTATCTTTTATGTATTCCTATCTATCGCTCGTTTTCTTCTATCCTCGGTTAGCTCCGGTATTCATTTGAACCGATTTTCATCAGCAGAAAAGTCTTGGCGTAGGTCATAATTCTCAGCAAGTGGATAAAGTCCTACCTTGGTCTATTCAGTTGTCAAAGAACAAATAGCTTTCGCTATGAGAGTTGCTTTTAAGTTTTGGGATAGAGATTTCTCTATCACGAAAGAAGCAAATTACCCTCTCACTATGTACAGTGAAAATTCGACCTTGGTGTTAACCACTTTTACGAGAAATTTTTGGAAAAATAAAAAAAGCACCTACTTTGTTTCAAGTAGATGCTTGCAAATATACTGGCTCTTAATTAGATTAAATTGAGTTTCTCTGTTCTGTCTTTAATAATTTTATTGCTATTATTAAAATATCTTTTATATTCCTCTTTTTGACTTGGAATATATATCTCTTCTCTCTTTAACGGAATTATCAATCCTTTTTCCAAATCCGAACTGACCAAATCAATTATAGAATCATCATATATAAAACCCTCTAACCTAAAAAATGATATAAACTTATCAAAACTTCCAAATAAAGCAAACCAATCGCTGTAATTTTCAATCGCATAATTTATCTTTGAATTATCGTTTAAATACCATTTTTTATTGCAAGAAGTGTTAAATCAAATCTATCATAATATGAATTTTTTCCACCTCTCGCTTGATTTACTGTTGTTCCCTGACCTCTTGGAAATACCATATGACCACCAATGGTTCTGGAAATCATTAAGTATTCAACAATATCTTCATCAGCTAATCCTGCTTGTTTTGCCCAATAAACAGAAGCTCCTATATAATCTGATGACAATAGATACTTACCATCATCAATAAATAATGTATAGAAATCTCCACTATTAAAATTTTGGCACTTATTTTCAATTGAGTTAAGTTTAAGGCTCTCCAACTTTTCTTTACTAAAGAAAATCTTCTCTATATCATCATAAAGTTGCTTGCTACACTGATCAGGATCTTTTCTTGTCTCTAAATTAAACCCAAGTGAATATTCAGGATATAAGTCGAACAAATAATTTTTTAATTTCAAATATACCACCTCTAATTTGTATTTTCTTATCTAATCATACCCTATCTGAAGTATGTTTAACAATGCACAAAATATAACCCTCAAATATAAAGGTTAGCAGGCGGATTTGACACCGCCTGCTATGATACTACTTTACATTAAATCATTTAGCAGTTCCTTTAACTTTTTCAAAATCTTATTTCTTCGTTTAAGCAAAGCCGGTGCTGATATTTTTTTTGAAGTTGCTATCGAGCGAAGAGACTCATCCTGATAGTAAAGTCTTTCTATGACTTCCCTTTCCTCATCGTTTAATGATTCAATCGCTTCTCTAACCCTGTCGATAAGCATCTTGGTTTCAACGATTTTTTCCAAATCGTAATTCTCATCGGCAATAGTATCCTCAAAGGAATATTCCGTGCTGAGGTCAGAAAAAAAGAGCAACTTATTTTGTCTATCAAGTCGCTCTAAATATCTTTCCCTATTTGTAATTTGCCAGTAGCTTTTATAGACTTCTTGGTCTACTTCGATTTTTTCGTCTCCAACGAAAATATAGTATTTCTTATCCATTTTTTCCTCCGTGTTCTTTTGAATTTGTTCGCGTGTTAAAATCCAAAAGAAGCTGGAGGACTTCTTATTCTTTTCATAAGCCTCCTAAAAATGGGCGTAAAAAAAGACCATAAGTTTTTCACCTATGGTCTTTGCCCGTGATATTAAATTAGTTCCGTCCCACTATATACACTTTAACATATATGAAGTTCGCTTAGAGTCCCCTCTTTGTCCGATGATTGTCCGTAGGTACTCCGTCATTAGTCCGCAACAACTCCGTTTTTTATCCGCCTTTTATCCGATAATTTTTCTTTTAAGTCTTGCAGAGTCATAGTCGGACAAGCTTTTTCAGGTACCAGTAAAATCATACTGTCAGGCAACCCCTCAATACTGTCTACGGTGTCATCATCTAACCTTTTCATAAGAAGAGCTACTTCAGCTTTATTCCTCAAATCATATATGGGCATTATCTTCATTTCTGTTCTCCTTTCGATTTTTCATCACTGATTTCTTTTAAAAGAGTCGGAAGAGCGTATCCCCAAAGTGCTATGCCCATAATGGCAATCGCTTCATTTTTCCGCTCGTAGAATGAAGTCTTTTCTAATGCAACCTTTCTCATTATCTCCTCGTTTGAATGTTTATCACGACTAAGATATGAGTATTGAATTATTGTATAGTAGCACTGACCGTGAACAGGATATTCTTTTAACCTTATCAATGCACTGTCGATAATATCAATCAGCCATTTCGTTTCAAAAAGATGTCTGACCCTCGCTTCAAAATCATCAAGGACTCTATCGGGAGCAAAATTTTCCAAATATGAAAGTGCCTCTCCCAAATTACTCCCATAGGTTACTTCCTGCTCACAGACAAGGCACTGTGCCGTATTTTTTACTGACCAAACAACATTTCTGTATATCGAAAGTACGGCTTTTGCTTTCAGCTTGGTCGGCAAAAAAGGAAGCTCATGACTCTCATAGAGCCTTTCCAATTCCCTAAGCATTTTCCCCTTCGCCATCTGCCCTCACCTCACTTTGTTTCCCATGTATTTCTTAAAACTTACTGCAAAACATTCGTTGCATTTAAGTTCTTCAGATGTTATAATAAGTGTACTCAAGTTCTATTTAATTATACACAAAGAAAAAGAGAAAAGCAAGTACCTAAATTCACTTTCTGTTTTTATAAGTAAACTTAGGTTCAATAGGAGGATAAAATGAACTTTGGAGAAAAGGTGAGAAGCTTTAGAACCGAAAACGACTATACACAGGACGAGTTTGCAAAACTTATCGGTGTCAGCAAAAGAACGCTACTTTTATATGAGCAGGGCAAAAGATACCCGAAGCAAAAGGAAGTCTATGAAAAAATAGCCGAGGTTATGGGCTGCGATTATAACTTTCTTATGACGGAGGAAGATGAATTTTTGGAAGAAGTTTCTAACAGATACGGCACAACGGAAGTTGCAAAAGTCAGAGCTTTAGCCGAGGGAGTAAGCAGTATGTTTGCAGGCGGTACTCTACCCGAAGAAGATATGGAAGAAGCATTCCAGGCAATCACAAGAGCCTACTGGAAAGCAAAAGACATTAACAAGAAATATGGTAAGAAGAAAGATAAATAAAGGTGAGCTATGACAAACGATTGGATATACGAAAAAGCCAATGCTTTGGTCAGAAAGCATTTTACTCGGGTTCCTTTTGAGCTTGCCAAAGACCTCAATATTCATCTTGAAGTAATGAACAATATGACTCATCTTCTTGGAATGTATCAGGTCATACAGAAAAACCGTTTTATCTTTCTTTCCGCTGATTTACATCCAAGTATCAGGAAAGTTGTTTTAGCTCATGAGATTGGACACGACCAACTTCATAGAAATTACGCAAAGGCAAATGCCTTCCATGAGGTTTCTATTTTTAGAGAATTAGGCTGCCACGAAATAGAAGCGAATATTTTTGCGGCTCATCTTCTGATTGATGATAAAGAAATCATACAGCTTTTAGAAAATGAAGATGTATCGGATCGCTCTCTTGCTAATTTGCTTGGCGTGGAAATCAACCTTGTAAACTTGAAAATATCAGAGCTATACAAGATGGGCATACTTTCCTCTTCCAGATACAATATCGAAAGACCGAAATCAGAATTTCTGAAAGACTATAACCCCATAAGAGATAGAGATAATTCGACTTATTAA